TATAAAAAAGCAGTATTGATGCCTTTTAGGCCTGGGTCTGGGTCTTGGTCTGGGTATTGGTCTAGGTCTGGGGATAGGTCTAGGTCTTGGTCTTGGTCTGGGCCTGGCCCTGCGTCTGGGTCTAGGTCCAGGTCTAAGTCTAGGTCTTGGTCTGTGGCTAGATAGGACAGAAAGTTTCTTATGAAAAAAACCTCTCGTTTTAAAAAAGCAGTATTGATGCCTTCTAGGTCTGGGTCTGGGTCTTGGTCTTGGTCTGGGTCTAGGTCTGGGTCTAGGTCTTGGTCTGGGTCTTGGTCTTGGTCTGGGTCTAGGTCTTGGTCTTGGTCTGGGTCTAGGTCTAGGTCTAGGTCTAGGTCTAGGTCTAGGTCTGTGGCTAGATAGAACAACGATTAACTTAATTAAGCAAAATAAAGGAAACATAAAATGACTGTATATCTATGTCGGTATCGTATTAAGGGACGGTTGGTAGAAGAAGACGTTACTGCTTCGTCTCCCTTTCAAGCTCAGAGAATCGTTGAGGCCAAGTTCGCCGGATCCGATTTCAAATGGGCAACGTTGCCTAATCCCAGTCAAAACTGTATTCGTTGGATGCGCTAAATAGTATTTGATTTTGTCCTTGCGAATAACCTCATAGTAGAGGGATATCGGATAGTAGCTGATCCTCCGAGCTCAGTGAAAATAATTAGCAGAGTGTGGGAACGACTTCCACCGACAAGGACAATACCAGAATTCGCCGATGTAGCTCAATTGGCAGAGCGGCAGTTTTGTAAACTGCATGTTGGAGGTTCAATTCCTCTCGTCGGCTCCAAATCTGCGACTGTGGTATAGAGGTTGTGCCCTGGCCTTCCAAGTCAGAGACGTGGGATCGTTTCCCACCAGTCGCTCCAACTATATCGGGGAGTATGTCAGCGGTAGACGGCGTGCTTTGGGAGCATGAGGTCGGAGGTTCGATCCCTCTCTCCCCGACCAAAATTTGACTTTAGATAATATAGTATAATATTAAATATGCCTATTCTAGTGGATTTGAATCAGGTTGTTATCTCTAACCTGATGCAGCAAATAAATATCACCAAAAACGAACAGGTCGAAGAAGCCTTTCTTCGACACATGATTCTAAACTCTTTGCGTTCCTTTAAGAACAAGTTCGGCGAAGAGTATGGCGATATGGTCATTTGTAATGACACCACCAACTATTGGCGCAAGAAGATCTTTCCTTATTACAAAGCCAATCGAAAGAAGTCTCGAGACAATTCAATCTTTGATTGGAATGTCATCTTTCAGATCTTGAACAAGATCAAGGACGAGATTCGAGAGAACTTTCCCTACCGTTATATCTCTGTTGCTTCGTGCGAAGCAGACGACATCATCGCCACTCTTACTAAGAAGTCTTGTAAAGAAGAAAAGGTTCTTATAGTGTCTGGTGACAAAGACTTCGTTCAGCTATTCAAGTATCCCAACGTCAAACAATATTCTCCTGTTCAAAAGAAGTTCGTAGAGGAATCCGATCCCGTTGAATTCTTACGACAAAAGTGTATCTATGGTGATGCCGGAGACGGAGTTCCTAATATTGCATCCGATGATGATACGTTTGCCACAGGCAGAAGACAGGGACGGGTGACTCAAAAGTTGATTGAACAGATGCAATCTAATCCCAGAATCAAACAGAACTGGGAAAGAAACCTGCGACTGATCTCCTTTGAGTACATCCCTCCCGAAATAGAGGAAGCAATTCTGTTGGCATACAACGAACCGATTCAGGGGTCTCATAAGAAGTTATATTCCTATCTGATAAATAATAAGATGAAAGTCCTTTTGACTGCATATGGAGAATTTTAATGTCTTACTTGAAATCACCTGTTGAGATCTTACAACAAGCAAATGATATCGAAAACGTAAAGGAGCGAGCCGACTTTCTGCGACCTCATATGAGACCAGTGATGCGTGTTCTTCTTGCGTGCGTCTATAACGAGAATATCAAGTTCCCTGACTATTCAGACGTGAAGTATAAAGTGTTGAAGAATCCTAGAGGAATCGTCGATACAACATTAGACCACGAGGCACGTAGACTGTATATCTTTACAGATTCTGCTCAACTTCCACTTCAACGTAAGAAAGCCAAACTGATTCAGATCCTGGAAGGTTTACACGAAGAAGAATCTAATCTTCTATTCAATTACATTGTCAAGAAGAAACTGCCATGGTCTAAGATCACTCACTCGTTCATCACAAAATCTTTCCCTGAAATATTGAATTCAAATATTGCGCCTCGGTGAAAAATATAGTATAATAGTATAGGAGCTAATTTATAATGAAACTTGATTCGTTTACACATGCTGTTCTTTCTAACTTCTCTTCGATTAACAATTCGATTGTTATTTCTGAGGGAACTGAATTGCGAACAATGCCTGAGAATAAGACTATTCTCGCCGAGGCGACTGTTCCTAATAACTTCGATAAGACCTTTGGTATCTACGATCTTCGTAAGTTACTTGGTTGTTTGTCGTTAACCAAAGACCCTGAGATCAAACTAGAAGATAAGCATCTTGAAATCTCTTCTGGGGATAACAAGATCAAGTACCTTTATACGGAGCCTTCTCGTATTGTGAGTCCGTCGAAGCGTATCAACCTCCCTTCTGCTGACGTTTCTTTCTCGCTGCCGTCTTCTATCTTGTCTGATATTCTAAAGGCATCGCAGGTTCTTTCTGTTGATGATCTTTGTATCACTTCGCAGAACGGAGAAGTTACAGTTACTGTGATGGATAAAACAGATCCAACATCAAATACTGCGTCGTTCTCAGTAACCGGAAGTGCCAAGGGAACGTTCAAAGCGTTCATAAAGATTGCTAACTTGAAGCTCATTACGGATGATTATGAAGTTAAGCTGTCATCGAAGGGTATCTCTTTGTTTCAATCCAAGAACCACGACTTGAAGTATTACATTGCGGTTGAATCTGATTCGTCGTTTGAATAACCTGTTGTCCTGATAAGGAACCTATATTATGTTTGAGAACTCTTTGTGGGTCGAAAAATATCGGCCGCAAGTGATTAATGATTGTATTCTACCTGAAGATCTGAAGAAGTCGTTTACTAAGTTCGTAGAGAACAACGACATTCCCAATATGATTCTTACAGGAAAGCCAGGAATGGGTAAGACTACCATTGCCAAGGCATTGTGCAATGAGATGTCGTGCGATTTCATTGTCATTAATGGATCTGACGAAAGCGGGATCGATGTCCTTCGTAATAAGATTAAGTCGTTTGCGTCGACCGTTTCGTTATCCGGTGGGTTGAAGGTTGTTATTATCGATGAGGCGGATCATCTCAACCCTCAGTCTACTCAACCTGCCATGCGTAACTTTATGGAGGAGTTCTCAAACAATTGTAGGTTCATTCTAACTTGTAATTATCGGCGCAAGATCATCGAGCCGTTAATTTCTCGATGTACAGTATTCGAATTCAGCATCCCTTCTTCTCAGAAACCCAAAATTGCAACGTCTTTATTAAAACGTATTAGTAAGATTCTGGAGACAGAGGGTGTTGAATTCGATAAGAAGGTGGTTGCGGAAGTCATTATGAAGTTCTTTCCTGACTTCCGCAAAACCATCTCTGAGTTCCAGAGGTATTCAACACAGAACGGAAAGATCGACGTTGGATTGCTGTCTTCTATTCAGGATGTATCAGTCAAAGAATTGATTGACAATTTGAAGAAGAAAGATTTCGCTGGTATGCGTAAGTGGGTCAACGAGAATCTAGACAGCGATCCAACACAAATCATCCGTGTACTGTTCGATTCTATAGAGGATCATCTTCAACCTGCTTCTATCCCTCAGGCTATCATTATTCTTGCTGACTATTCATACAAATCTGCGTTCGTGGCAGACCACGAATTGAACTTGTCGGCTATGTTAATCATGTTGATGGCTGAATGTTTGTGGAAATGATATGCCAGAACTCGGCGATATTCTAAAATCCATTAATCAGACCAAAGATCACGATCTACTCGATGAGTATAATCAAGGGGACTATGTCCCCTTTGTCATCAATCGTACCATGTCGTTTCACGTAGATACTATTCTGGCAGCGAACGAGTTAAATCAACGTCCTGGATTAGACAAGAGAATTCAGTATAAATACTACCTGAACGCAGTCAGGAAGAAGTATCGATATTCTCCATGGTTGAAGTATAAGCTGCCGTCTAATGTGCAGCTGATCAAAGATTATTATGGCTACTCTACCAAGAGAGCCAAAGAAGTTCTTCCACTGTTTTCTAAAGATGATTTGGCGCACATTAAAGCCGAATTGGATAAAGGTGGAATAAAGAAATGATTGATTCTTTGATCGAAGTAACACTGGAATCAAGAGACGATTTCCTAAAGGTAAAGGAAACTCTTACTCGTATTGGTATTGCGTCTAATAAGGATAGGAAACTGTATCAGTCTTGTCACATTCTACACAAGCGTGGCAATTATTATATCGTCCACTTTAAAGAATTATTCGCTCTAGATGGTCGCGTGGCAACCCTTGACGAGTCAGATATTGCTCGTCGTAATTCGATCGCGAGACTACTCCAAGAGTGGGGATTGTGTAACATTGTTGGAAAGGAAGGCGACACATACCCTTCCAAGATGCAAGTGTTCTGTCCCTATAATAAGATTAAGATATTATCCTTTGACGAAAAGGATAGCTGGGAACTAGTTTCTAAGTACTCTATAGGCAAAAAGAAGTTCTAGCTTATGTATAGGCCAACTGTTAGGGGTGTGAAAAGAAATTACACACAACTTAATAGAACTGTCTTTAACGGAGAGTTACCGCCTTCTTCCGAGGTTGTGTTTGAAGTTAAGTGCGGATTGCCTACAGACTGGTGGGCATATTGCGAGTACAAAGATAAACAATTTTATATTAAACTACGGCCCAATTATACCAATCGTAAATTCTTCATTACCATCTTAGCCCATGAAATGGTCCATGTGTGGGAGCAGCTAAACTACTCCCGGATGACACATGGACCACGTTTCTTCGAGATGAAAGAGGCGTTTGCCGAACACGGCCTGGATCTATTTACAGGATACGACGACAAGCAGTTTATTTAGACT